CGTAAGAACCGAGCCTTCTCGGCGGGCGCAACGCTCATGAGCTGGTTGGGCGTGAGCGGCGTTCCGGCGAATACCGGCTGCGGGATCTTGGAGTTGAGGAAGTTGGCCGCTCGCATCGACGACGAAATCATCATATCGCGAACGGTCGAGTGGCTGATGGCTCCCATCGAGTCACCGATGTGCTGTGCGGTGCCGACCGGGTCCGCAACGGAAGCAACGAGGCCCTTCGTGATTCGGTCGTACTTCTGTGTCTGGTCCTTAGCGGAGACGTTCTCTCGGATCGCTGCTCGCCGGACGACTCCGCCCGCTTCGCCGACCTTCGCGGCCGCTCGAGCTGCCGCCGACGTGCCGGTCATGAGTGCCTTAACGCTGCTGTCGATGGTCTTGCCCATCTTGAGCGCCGCGGCACGGAGCGACACGGCTTGCATCATGAGCTTGTCCGGATGCATGAGCGTGTCCGCCGCGAAGCCCGCAACGGCACCGGGGAGACCACCGAGAACTCCGCCGACGATCGCCCCGCGGGACCCCTCGCGCGAAGAGCTGGCCGTCCCCATCATGCCCTCGATGATGTTGGCGCTGGCGATGTTCTTGTCGGCCTGCTTCAGAATCTCCTGAGCCTTGTCGGCGCTCTCTGTGAGCTTCGCGAGTCCGCCACCGTGCGACTCGAGGCCGTAGCCCTTCACGATGCTCTCCGATAGTTCCTTCCGTGCGGCGATGCTGTCTCGGAGCAGACCGTCCACGATCTGGCTCTTGGTCGTGCCGAGTCCAGATACGTAGCGCTCCACCTTTGCCGGGTCGATGACATATGTCGGCTCACCGTAGCCGTCCGAAATCTTCTCGAGAAGATGGGACGATAGGAATTTGTCGTTTTCCAGGACGCGCGCGTATGCCTGATTCGTTTCCCTCTGCACGGGCCCGAACTTGCCCCATATGTCTTCTCGCTCGAGGAACCCGCGCATGTCGTCGGCTAGCCCTCTAGCGAACTCGGCGCGCGCTTTGGCTTGAGTTCTTGCCACGTCGCTGGTGGCCGAGCGCACGGTCTGAGACGCATTCTTGTAAGCCGCATCCATCCTCGCCTTGAACTCGTCCAGCGAGTTAACGGATTCCTCGATGGTTGATGCGCCGTTCACTCGGTCTACTGCTTTTTCCATTGTGTAGCGCAGGTCCGCTACTGACTTTTTGCTCCCCATGGCGGAATATTCGCCTTCGCGCCCCATGACCTCGTCGAGTTTAGAAATCGAATTCTCGATCGCTGCCGCTTTTCCGGTAGCCGCTTGCGCCATAGTGTCCGCGTCCCCGGTGAGCAGATGAGCGATATTCTCCTGCTTCTTGCCGTTGGCTCTGGACACTTCGTCCATGATGGTCCGCCCCTCGGTGTGCATCGTCTGGAGTGCCTCGGTCAGGTCGCGCGATGCCGCCTCGCGGTTCGCGGTCCGGTTCGCGAACGCCTCGCGCCCGCTCATGGCGTCCTCGTCCCAACGGAGGCCACCGAACTTCTCCAAATCTTCCTTCGCCACGCCGCTTGCGACACTCTGCGCCGTCTCGACCTTATCCCGGACGTAGTCCATGGCGTCGCGGAACTTGCTCGCAAAGCCCTCTGGCGGCTTCGTGCCCATGACATCCTCGGCCATCTTCGTGACGGCTTCGGCGCTCTCCGCCGGCATCTTGGCGCGCCCGAAGACCTTCTCGGCGATGGTGTTCTTGATGGCGCCGCCGAGCGCCTTGCCGCCCTCGACTGCTCCTCCGAGTGCCCCGCCGAGCGCCGCGCCCATGCCCATCGAGGCAACGGCCGCGTCCGACGTGAACTCCGTATCCTTCACCCACGCGTCTTCGGCGCCGGCAACGTATCCCTGCGCCGCGCCCTCGGCTGCCATCGAGCCGGCGCGCGCGAGCTTGCTTCCGCCCCCGAGGAGCTCAGAGCCGGCGAGGACATCCCCGACCGCCCCGAGCCCCTTGAGCGCCGCGCCACCCGCAACGAAGCCGGCAGCGTTCGCAACGAACTTCCCGCCGGGCGCCACCTCCGAGAACTGTCGCGCTTGCTCCGCGGCCTGGCGCGCGTTCGCTTCGCCGCCGGTGAGCGTGTCGAGCTTTTCTACGAGGTGCTCACCCGAGAGCGCCTCGAGCGGGTTCTCGACCTCAGCGCTCGAGCCGGTCAGCGCTTTCGCGGCAGCCATGCCGGCGCCGAAGGCCGCCCGCGGGACCGCCGTCGCCGCGTCTGCGGCTCCCTTGATGCCCTCGCGCGCGTAGAAGTCGGCCTTGGTGCCAAGGGATGCCTCGTCCCAGCTCTTCTGCGCCTGGTGCGCGTTCAGCTCCTCGGCAGTCGCCGGACGGAGTTCGCGATCGTACTCGCTTCCGCCGAGCAGCTTCGGCAGATCCGCCGGTGCGACCGTTTGGATCTTGCCGTTGGCGTCCGCCAGGTGAACGAGCCCGTCGTCCCCCTGGTAGACGGGCTGACCGCTGGACGGGTCTTTGACCCAGCCAGCCATTACTCTTCACTCCCGGATGAGTTCGACTCGGTAACGCCGCCGCGCTGCCGCTCGAACGCCCGATGCACCGTCTTCGCTGCGCTGGTGTACTCCCGAAGTGCCGCTTCCCGCACGGACGGGATCGAAGACTTGAGCTTCGCCTTCATCTCATGCATGGACTCCTCGGTCATGTTCTCGCCGGATCCCGCGATAATCTTAGCGGCAATCGCGTCCGCGCGAGCGTCCAGCGTTCGGCGCGCCTCGGTCGCAAGACCGGCGGGGCCAGCGGGAGCCACGAATCCCTGAATCTGCCCGTAGTGGGCTAGGTCTTCCTGCGCGGACTCGTTGATCGCCTCGGTCATCGCCATCCGCTGGCCGAGCTTGCCGGGCCCCTCGGCCTTGGCCTTCGGTGGCGCCGAGCCGCCGTGCGTCGCCTTGTATTCCGCCTCCGCTCGCTTCGCGGCGTTCTCGTACGCCTTCGTCTGCTCGTCGTCGGTAAGAGGCCGCACGCCGCCGCGCGTCGCCTGCTGAATCCGCGCGTCCTGCACCACGCGGATTTTGCCGTTGAGGTTCGCCTGAAGCGTGGCTGCCGCGTCCGCCTGCCACTTCTGGAACTGCGGCGCGATCGAGGCGAGCTGGATCTGAGCCTGCTGCGTGCCGAGATAGGCCGCCTGCTGCGCCGCCTGCGCCTCGGTGCGGCGCGCGTAATTGAGTTTCAGAATCGCCGCCGCGTCGTCCGTGTCGAGGCCGTACTTGTCCCGGATGCGGGATAGGTCGTTCCCGGCGCTCGTGATGCCGCGCCGGATCTCGTCGCGCTGGTCCGCAATGTCGTTGTCGATGTTCGCGTTGACCTGCTGCAGCCCGAGATTGACGTTCGACTTGGATAGACCCGCGCCGATGCCGCCGAGAAGAATCGCAAGCGTCGCCTGCATCTTAGCGCCCGGCTTGCCCTTGAAGATCCGCTCCTGGTCCACCTCGCGCTTGGAGCGGGTATCGTACTCGTGCTGCGCGATGTTCATTCGCTTGGCGAATTCGTCCTTCACGAGCGTTTGCTGCGCCTGTGCGTTCTGGATCTCGATCTGCGCGTGGAGGTGCTGCCGCTCGGCCTCAGACTGCTGCGCCTGGAGCCCGGCGATCTGCGCCTTGGCCGCCTCTTGCTGGACGGACGCGAGGTTCCGCTGCGCGTCCTCCTGCGCGTGGAAGTTCTCGACCATGGCCTTTCGGGCCTCGGGGTCCTGCACCCCGCCCTCGGTGGCGACGGACTGAGACACCGGGATGACTCCGCCCCTCTGACCCGCCACGTACTTCATCGTGGGAACGACCAGGCCGGGCGCCGCGGGCTTTTCTCCCGCGGGGGCGCCACCTGCCCCCTGAAGCGTCGGAAGCTGCCCTGAGGGCGGCTGGATGGGCGCGCTCGGGCTCTGCTGAGGTGGCGGCTCGACCGTGACACCCTGCCGGATGGGTTCCGGGGGAGCGGCCTGGGGCATGCTGACCGGCGGGGCCTCGCTCATCTGCGGCCCTTGGCTCATGCCGCCCGCGTCGGTCGCCACGGGGGGCGGCTGGGGCTGCATGTCTCCGCTCCCGGCCATGATGCTCGTCGGGTCGAGCTGCGCCGTCCGCTGGTCGGGTTGCCGATTCGCGTCAATTCGCGCCCGCATAGCCTCGGCCTCATCTCCATATCCGAGGTAGCTGCCGCCGTCCGGCTTCTCAAAATAGTAGCCTGGCCCCGAGTCGTTCGGGGTGTAGCCGGTGAATGGAAGCGGCGGCGCGAGCTGAGGCATTACGCCGCTCGCTTTTTGCCGAACACCGCGCGCGCCAGGGCGTCGATCTGCGCGCGCTGCTTGCCGACCTCGGACGTGGTCATCAGGGAGAGGCGCCCGGTATCCACGCGCTTCTCCCCGTTCGCGTCAGTCCCGACCACGGAAGCACCCGCGCGCGTCTTCTCGAGATCCTGCGCCATAGGGCCGAAGTTCTGCCCCGGCTTCGCCCCCGGGGAATCCGGCTCGATGTACTCGTACGAATAGCCCGGAGCGTTCCGGAACAGCTCGTCGATCTCGTCTCCAGCAGGCTTGATATTCTTCTTGGCGCGCTTGTCGGACTTCGGGGCCGCCGCCGCGCCTACGGCACCGATCACTTGCCCACGAAGAGCCGCATCGTTGGCCTCTGCCGCCGCCTGCGCCTGCATGTTCGCGGCGTCCATGCCCGCGCTAAGGCTTCCCTGCCCGAGCACGAGCTGATTGCCCTGGTTCTGCATGCCCAGCTGGTAGGCGTCGTTCTGTCCCTGGTTCTGCAGATACAGATTCGCCGCCGCCGTTCCTTGGTTGGTGAGCACGTTCGCCGCGCCGAGTCCGAGCTGACCCTGACCGAGCCCGAGCTGACCCTGTGCGCCGTAGGTCTGCCCCTGCGCCCCGAAGAGCTGCCCGGCCTGTGAAACCCCGGCACCCGCGGCCTGGGTCGCCCCGAGGGCCTGCTGATTCTGGTTCCCGAAGATGCTTGCCGCGCCAGACAACGCGTTAGCCGAGAATTGCCGGTTGGCCATGTCCTCCTGCGCGCGCTGGATCCCGACCTGTCCCGCGAGGTTGCCCCCGATCGACGCGGAGTTCGCCGCCGCGTTCTGGAGCGCCAGCGCCGAGTTTCCTCCGCGTGCCCCGGCCGCAAGTGCCGCCTGCTGCTGAACCGCTTGCTGCCCCTGTGCGCGCATCGCGAGCTCGGCAGCGGATGGCCCGGCCGGCATCTGCCCGAGAGCAAGGAGCCCATTGCCGGCTCTCCCCACGAGGCCCTGCCCCTCGCCGAGTCTCTGTCCCTGCTGATAGAGCGATCCGGCGATGGCATTCGACACGTTCCCCTGACGTCCGAGCTGATCCGCTGCGCCCCCGACGCCCTGTGCCGCGGTGCCCACGTTGCCCTGTGCCGTGGTGACGCCCTGCAGGTACGGTGTAGTCGCCGCGTAGGTCTGAGCAGCCGCAGGAGCCTGCCTTCCCTGACCTACGGCGCCCGTGTTGTACAGCATGTCCGACGTGTTTTTGGCGTAGGCCGGATCGCCCGCCAGCACGTGCGCGTTCGGGTCGGCCGAAGCCGGGGTCGAGCCTCCGACAAGCTGCTTGGCCACTCCGTAGCCACCGAAGGTACCGATGTTCGCCACGGTGCTGGCGGTACCCCCGTTGAAACCGTGGCCTTTCTCGTCGTCGAACGGATTGTACCAGTCGCCCATGACTATCTCCTTTCCATCGAAAGAATGCGCCGCGCGCTCAAAATGCGTCCCATTACTGTCCATTTCCGGCGGGCCACCCGTTGACCGTGAAATGGACAGTGAGTCCCGTGGTCCCGAGGATGAGGTTTTGCACCGTCGTGATGCCCGTCGCCGATTCACCCGCAAAACTCCACGACAGGGTCCCGGCGCCGACGGGTCCGCTCGGACCCAGAAGGGTCAGTATCCCGTGACCTATTCGTGACGGGAAGCCGGTGATGGTCATCGCCACGCCCGCGCCGGTCTGCGTTACTCCCGTGATTCCGATCGGCACGATGTTGGGCTCCTCGTTGTCCCGAGCCGATGCCGAGAGCCGAGCGTTCCCCTCGAGCGGTAGCACCTCGAGCGAGAATCCGTGCAGGATGGCCTCATCCGTATAGATTTGACCACCCTCGGTCGTAAGCTGTTCCTGGAAGCTATAGGAGACCGACCCGAACGGAAGCTTTTTCGTCGCCATCTCCCAGCGGCGCACCACGGGCGCCCCGTTGAGCTCCGTCGTGTTCGTCCCCATCTCGTCCAGGAACGTGAGCCTCGAGTCGTACGAAGCGGAGATATTGATGAAGCCGGCTCGAGCGCGACCGGTCCCGACCAAAGTCAGTGAATGCACATCGCCGTACCCCGCTATCCCGAACGGGCGTAGGTCCCCGGTCACGATCTGAAACGCGAACACGTTACCAGCGTCAGAACCAGGCAGCAACGAAACGCTACCTGAGACGACCGCCAGCCCCGTCTGACGCATGATCGGAAACTGCGGCAGGATAGCGCTCACGCCGATCACGGTCAGACCATCCCAGACACCGAGACACTCAAGCGAGGTGCCGGCTCCACCGCCCCAGAAGCTCGCGGTGGTCCACTGCCCGATGTTCTGCTCGTCTACCAGGTCGTAGTGGTAGTAAAGCAGCCTGGAAGTTCCGTTTCCTTCGTCGTTGCTCGCGAAGAGGAACTCGATCCGCCCCTTGTCGATTCGCTCGAGCACTCCGCGAATCTGCGGCGTGCCGCTCGCGCCGTTGAGCTCATCTCGGCAGCGGATCCCGATGCTGTCCGGGTTCCCGTCGCCGCGCCGAAGCAGGAAAATGTCCGTTCCTGACTTGCCGACGCCAGAGAAGTAAATCCCGTTCGTGCCGGTGATGACACTCCTCGGATCGTCGCACCCGGCAGCGGTCGTGATGAGCACCGGATCTGGGAACGCGCCCTGCCCGGTGTTGTCAGGACCAGGGCCGTAGCTCGCGATGTACGTGCCGCCGCTGCATAGCCCGTAGAGCTTGTCGTCCTGTCCGCCGACCCCGTTTACCTGCCCACATCCAGCAATGAAAATCTCGAGACCTGGATTGTATCCGGGGGCCTCACCGGGCTCGAAAAGCTTCGTGCACCAAACGCGCTCCGGGTCTTCCGAGTCGAGCCCCCAGAGGCGCCCCGCGTGCACCCCCAGGAACAGGCAGGGCGGCGGGCAATTCGAGGATAGCTTTCCCTCTCCTCCGCCGGACACGTAAAGGATTTCGTTGGACGCGATCGATATGTCCGGGTCGATGTCCGTCATGGTGACTATCGACACGTGCGGCAGGAATCCGGCGGCGGAGTTCCCTAGCTGGTTTTTCATCTCCACGTTGAGACGGTGGAACGTGGTCCCGTTGACCTCCGTCCGGTACGCCACAACCCGGATCGGGGCCTGGTCATCTCGGACCACTCCGCCCGTATTATTAGGCTCGACCTGCTTCCGGGTCGCGTGAATCGTGGAGGCCTGAAGGTTCGCCCCCTGGTTTGCGGCCAGCACCACGAACACCGCCGGGGATGCTGGGCTCTGGTGACGGTTTCCCGATGCGTCCGTCCACTCGTAGACGAAGCGATATTGGTACGTACCTGCCCCCGAGCCACCAACCGCGAAAACCGTAGGCGTGCTCGGCTCCGGGTAGCTGTAGAAGCTCATCTCGACGAGGCGCTGCCCGTCATAAGAGAGCGGCGTCCCGCCGGCCACGAATAGGTTCCCGTGCGCCACGGTGTTCAGAAACCGCTTCGGTCCGAGCGATTGCCCTCGCCAGCATCCGATCTGCTGCCCGGAAAGGCTGGAAGCTCCGATATTGACCGGGGCCACGAAAAGGAACTCTCCGCTCCCAAGGTCAGCGAACCCGAACACGGGGACCGGGTTTACCGGGACGCCCGTGGCGAGGTTGATCGCGTTCGTCTGGACGAGCCCATTCGCCACGTGCATGACGGGGCTCGGTCGATGGAACGCCTGGTCCGCATTGCCCCCGAAGTCGAGGAGAAGATAGTGGGACTGAGCCTGATCATGAACATTGAAGCGCGCCCATGCGTACATGTTGCCGCTCGAGTCGTTATAGAACTTCGAGGCAATGAAGTAGTTTGCGAACGGGCACGTAATCTGCGCGAGGGCTCCGCCGACGTTTGGCGTATCGCTCAGCTTGGACATGAAGATGGGCCCGCGCGGCCCCTCCGGGAGCGTCGCAACGGTCAGGTACGTCTGGACGGTGGAGAACAGGAACGCGGCATGCGTCGCGTCCATGCGCCCGAGCACCATCTGCCAGACGTCTCCCGCGGTGTACCCGCTCCACGTGCCGTAAGCGATTCCTCCCGCGACCTGGTCCGGCGCGCTCAGATCGAACGCGGTGCACGCCTCCTCCATGACCGAGTTGGTTGAATCCGCCGCGAGAATGAAAATCTTCTCGGATGAGTTTCGGGCGCCGAGCACCGCGACGGCCGTAGCCGTGAAAGCGGCCCCAAGGTGCTGCATGTCGAACGTGGCCAGCGCGGCACCGCCGTTGAACTGAAACGTCTTGGTCATCACCGTATGGTTGCCGGCGACGAGCTTTCGGTACGTGACCACGAAACCGACCGACGTCACCGCGGCATCAAAGATGGGCTGGACGTTGTCCGAGTCCGTGATGAGCGCGACGGGTGCCGGGATAGTGAACACTGATCCGGCAGAAGCGGTGATTATGGTCGAAACGATGTTTACCCCATCGGCCCAAATGACCATTGCGGTAGAGGCGTTGGTAGCCAGAACCCGAATCCCCGCGAACTTGTTGGGTGTCGTGGCCGCAAAAATTCCACTGATGGTCCCGGAGATGGCCTTTGCCTTCGTCTCCTTGTCGATGACGTCTACACGCACCTGGTACGTGTTCGTGGCGACGAGCTGAATGTACGCGATAACGAGCCAATTCCCGAGCGAGCATGCATCCGCCGCGACGTACTGCCCGGCCTGGTCCGCACCGATGGTGAACTTCTCGGCCAGGCTCGCCCGCATCGGCGACTCGACGTGCCACTGCCCGGCCTCGCGCATCTTGTCGGCGCCCGGGAAGTAGAGGTGCGCATTCTCGTCCGTGAAGACGACTTGCTCTCCGTTGGGGCCTTCCGCGAAACGCTTCGCGGTGCCCACGAACGCCGCCGATGACGTCGCCAGGCTGGTCGTCCCGATTGCACTGAAGCAATCCCGCTTCTGCAGGCGCCCGAGCTTGTCAAACTCCACTTCGTCGGCCGTGACGAGCGCGCCCGGAGGAAGCAGATTCTCTTCGAGGTCTTGCCGCAGCCCTCGATTGAACTGCACCTCGAGCAGGGACGCTTTCGGCTGGCTCATAGCTTGATCCAATTGTTGCGAACGCCGTCCGGAAAGAATGCAGCTGAGGCATAGGCTCCGGCGAGCGTGGCCACCGGGTACCCGTCAACCGTGGTGCCTGTAGCAATCGGGCGGATCGTCACGATGGCCGTTCCGGTACCCTGGTTCTTGAACCGGATCGGCCCCGTCCTTGGCTCCTGCGGGCTCGGTAGCAGCATCACTAGACCCGTGGGGATCGCGGTGTACCGCACGATCTCGAACGGCTGCGCGAGCTTCACGGCCATTCCGGTCGCGGACTTCACGAGCGGATCCTCGGACGGCACGAAGGGCCCATAGGCCAAGTCGTCCAGATTCCTAAACTTCGTGTTCGCGTTCTGCTCGAGCGCCTCTACCTCGCGCGCGTTATAGTCCCCACCGAAGCGGCCGACGCGCCGAAACGCGATACGGTCGGCCATCTACCGGCCCCACCATTCTCCTCGCGCAATGGCCCACGAGAGCCGGCGAGAATCCTCGGTGTTCACGCGCCGCGCCGGGCCGCCCATGGTGGCGATCCGGAACGTCATTTTCTTCTGAGTGTCGTCGCGATCCTGGGCGATGCTCCCGTAGAGGGGCGTGTTCGTGTTCCCGTCGTTGATGAGTGCCGCGATTGCCGCATCGCTCACCACGAATTCTTCCCACCCCGCGATGCCATCGAACGTGTCCGCGTCGTCGGACAGGTCAGTGAGCACCGGCACATACAGAATCTCGTACTGGTACGCCGAGTCCGTAAACGGAATGAGCTGGAGTACCTGTGAGCCCGCTGCGTTTAGGCCACCGATCCGGAAGAACACCGGTTGCCCCGTACCGACGCCGACTGCCCAGTTCGGGGACGCTCGGAACATGTTCCGCTCCGCGCGCTCGAACTGCTGCAGCGTCGTCACCTGCCCGTTGATGATGACATCCACTCCGATGAGGTCAACGAAGTCCGCGGGTAGCGGTACGTACATGTACGGCGCCCATCCGGCAGCGTCGCGCGTCTGGGAAGTGCTCATGGTGAGCACGCCCGTCCGTTTCATGAAGTAGTCGGTGCCGCCCGCCTCGATTACGAACGACCGGTACCGCTGGATCGACTGGTTGATGTAGCGGTTCAGCCGGGCGGAGGTGTGTCGCCCGGTCGTTCCGCTGTCCACGATGTCCGCGCGGTCGCACACGTCCGTCCGGAGCTCCGCGAGCGTGCGCGTGCGCATGGGCTAGTACTCCCCGGCGGGCTCGGCCGTCTCTTCCCCTTCCCACTCCTTGAAGCAGGCTTTCAGGGCGTCGATCGTCTCGTCGTCCCATCCGGTGAGCGCCTTGAGCTGCTCGCTCGCGTCCCCGCCCTCATCCTCGGCCCCGTCCGCTTTCGCGGGGGAGCCGAAGATGCTGGCCGGGTCCATGGAGGGCTTCTCCTTGGGCTTGGGGAGGGCCACTACGGGGCTCCCGGTTCGCCAGTCGAGAACGCCGTGAACTCGACTCCGATGGCGTCTCCGTTTGCCGGGTCCATCGCGGTCCCCGAGGCGGAGAGCGTGCTGAACTCGACGTATCCGGTGGCGATGTCCCGCTTAGTGTTGCCGAAAATGCGGGTCTGCACCGTCATGAGCTCCATCCAAGCCCGAACAGTGCCGTTCGGAGCTGGGGCGAAGTTGAGACGGTACGACCCGGCACCGATGCGCGAGAGTCGCATGGCGCCCCCTGCCTTGAAGTACAGCGGTACGCCCGAAGGCACGCCGTTGAGGCTCCCGGTAGGGATCGGTAGCGTACCCGTCGGGATACCGGTCCCGATCGGGTTGATGGGAAGCCCGCCCGTGGCGATGGGGAAGACTCCCTGAAAGGAAATCTGCGCCTGAATCGCCGCGCGGGGCGGGAAGTTCGGGACTTCGAATGCGTTGGGCATTTGCTGGTGCTCCTTTCCTCCCTGCTTTCACTACGGCGAGAGGAAAACGCCCGAGAAGGACGGGGCGTTATTGCTCATGTTCGCGTACGACTTGAGCCGGAACTCGTAGTCGTCCGTGGTGGCGATCCGGAGCATCTGCAGGCCGTCGCCGTTGACCGGCGTGAGGAGCGGACCGTAGGAGCCGAGCACGAAGTTGTCCATCTTCAGAATGAACCCGTTGCCCTTCGGCACGAAGGGGTCCGAGAAGGTCTTCATTCGCTTCCCGCCCGCGACGACGTCGATGTACTCGTAAGCCATCTTCGTCGACTCGTCGGTGAGCGAGCGCTGCCCTCGGTTCTGAACGGACCCGTTGAGGGTCTGCCAGTCCTCGGGGTGCAGGTAGACCTCCCACGTCCCGGCGCCCATCGCGCGGAACATGCCCTGCATCTTGGCTCCGAGGAGCTGAATGCGTTCCTCGATGCCCTTGCCGGCCATCTGCGCCGTCGTGAGCTTCCCGCCGGAGTACCGTACGAGGTTCGTGAGGCGCGTCGCGGCCGAGATGCCCCAGAGGGCCGCCGGGGTCGCGCTCGGCGTGATGTACGCCTGCACCCCGGTAAACGGGTTGATGCCCGTGTTGGCCACGGCGTTCCCGAGGCGGAATAGGAAGTCGCCCACGACGAGGCCGACGACGGTCGCGACCGTGAACGTGATGGTCCCGTTGATGTAGTCGACCGCCGTCACCGCAGGGTTTCCGGTGCGAGGAGTCGTGGTGGTGACGGTTCCGTCGTCCGCGCAAGCCTGGACGAGCTCGCCGATTTCCCAGTACATCGTGTCCTGAGGGTTCGTGAGCGTGACCACGTTGCCGACGATGGCCGCAACCTGACCGGAGGCGCCGCCGCCGTTGCGCCAGAGCTTGATCGCAATTTCGGTGGAAGCCGTCTCGTACAGGCCGGAAATTTCCGTCTCCTTGTCCTGCAGGAACGAACCCATGTTGTTCCGCGAGGCCATCATGACCTTGTCGCCGATGTTCACGCTTCCGGGCGTGTCTGCCATCGAGATCTGCCACTTGTAAGAAATGGTGTTCGTCGCGGCAGACTGCGCCTGCGCGCGCGTGCCGCTGGTGACGCCCTGCGGATTCCCGAGCAGGATCGGGACCACCCACGGGTCACCAGAAACCTCGGTGTTCGTCTTGATTCGACCGTAGAGCGGCTTTCCGGCCTTGGTCAGGTCGGCGACGGTCTGGTCGTTGTAGAATTCCTTCATGAAGGCGTCGAAGGTCGCGATCGTTGATGCTGCCACGGTGGTCTCTCCTGGAGACCGCTGTTAGCGATTGGAACGTGCATCGTCCCGCGCCGCGTCTTCCATCCGTTGCCGGTAGATCCTTCTCAGATCGTCATCGGACGGACGTTCGCTCGGCGCCGCTTCTGCGGTCCGGTTTTGGGACACATTGGGAGGCGGCTTCTGAAACTGGCCGTTTCCCTTCCTGGCGGCATTTGGGCGGTTGCCGGATCCGAGAGCAGCCTTTGCGGTGGGCTGGACACCGAGAATCTTCTTGATGAACGGAGAGTCCTTGTGGGTCTCGAGCCATCCGTTCCACTTCGAGAGCTGCGCGTAGAGCTGCCGGACGGTCTGCTCCGCGGCGTCCTTCGTCGGAAGCACTTCATCTTTTTCGTTCCAGTGCTTCTGCTGCGTCGAGAACACGTATCCCGCAAACTCCTCGTCGATCTCCGGGAGCGCCGCAAGCGCCGGATCCTCGTCCGTTGAGAGCTCGTCCGAGATGTTCTCGCGCCACTGCTTCTGCTGCGCCTGTGCCGCCTGCTGCGCGGCCGTCTGCTTCGCCGCCTGCTCCTGCTCGGCGCGCGCCTTCTTGTCGGCCTCGATCTGCGCCCTGAGCTTGCGCGTCTCCCGGATTGCTGGGTTGCCGTGGCTCTGGAGCGCGGCCTGCTGCAGCGAGTTCCAGTCCTTGATCGACTCGTCGCCGATGGCGGGGGAGAGCGCCGCCGCGAACGCATCGAAGTCGCCCGAGTCCACGAGCCTCTGCACGGCCTGATAGATCGGCTCGTACTTCGTCACGGCCGCCTGAATGGCCTGCTCGCGCCGCTGGACGTCGCCGACGAGCTTCGCTTCCTTGCGCTCGTAGATGGCGCGGTTCTTCGCGATGGCCGCCGCATAGTCTCGGTGCCCCGGCTCACCCGCCTCGGGCTCCTTTTCCTTCGCCGACTCTTCCTTGGTCTTCGACTTCGCCGCTGGCTTCTCGGTCTCGGCCGGCGCAGCCTCGTCCGGCTTCACCTTGCCGCCGTTGGCTAGAACCTCCGCGTTGGCCTCCTCGGACACGCCCCCGAGGCGCTCTTGTACGCGCTCCCAGACGTCGGCGATCTTCGCCGCCTTCCCCATGTCGGTAGCGTTCGAGACAACGGCCTGATTCTGCGGAGATTCCTCGGGCGGCACTACCCATGGGGGCCGCAATCGACAGAATCTAAGCGGCGGCCGGGATGAGCGCCGTAGGAGGCAGCATTCCGGGCGCCTCCGGGCCTCCCCCTGCCATCGGTAGCGCCCCCGGGGCCTCCGGTGTGGGCAGCCCCGTCGCCGCGTCTGCGGCCGGCGGGGGCGGCGCGATGAGCTTGTCGAGCTGGGCTATCCAGCGCTGGACCAGCTCCAGGTTGAACAGGGGCGCCGAGTCCCGCTTCGCCTGCCAGTAGGTCGAGACCGCGAGCCACATTGCCGCCGGCTTATTCGCGATGAACGGCTCCGGCGCCTCGTACCCGCCGAGATCGAGCAGATTGTCGTCGTCCTCGGCATCTAGGAACCGGTCGAAGAGCTCCTCGAGCCATTCGCGCTCGGCCGTCTCCCGGTTCATGAGCCCCTCGAGGTCCGGGAGCGCCGTCATCTGCAGGAACGTCTCCCGGTTGATGATGCCGGCCCCGTGGAGGTCTTGCGCTACCTGGAGCATCTGCGCCGGGTCCTTCGCGAACATCGAGACCGAGGCAACCCGGATCTCGTACATCTCCTTTTCCAGGGAGACGTCCGAAATATCGAACTCCTTGATGAATCGCTCGCCGGGCCACCGCACGAGATATTTCCCGCCGTTGTGCTCCGCCACGCGCTTGGCCGCTTCGATGAACAGCTTCCCCGCGGTAACGAACACCTCCTCGTAGGCGCGAGCCTTCGGCATGAAGCGCTGAGCCCCAAGATCGTTCTCGGCCTCGATGGCCACGGCAGCCGTAACGCCCGGGCTCTTTTGCGCCGTCGCCGACATCTGAGAGACGCCCGAGTCCTGGTAGTACCGGTCGCGATTGATCTGCACCCACTGCAGAGCGATGGGCGGCACCGGGCTAAGCGGGGGGTCTATGGGCACGCGCGTAATATCCTGCACGGTGATGATGAGCTCGGGGCCCCCTCCCGCGGTCATGTCGCCCTGCTTCACCATATTCTGCTCGATGTAGACGCGCTTGGTCGAGCAAATGGCGATGCTCTCGTCGATTCGCTCCGCGGCGCGGTTCGTCTTCATGTTCAGCGCGCGGTGCGCCTCGATGATGCCCTGCCCCCAGAACCCGACCGTCTCACGTTCCCACCACAGGATCAGGAACGGAAACTCGTCCTGCGTCCATTCCTCGTCATACAGCACCGCGTTCTCGCACGTGATGACGTGGCGCCCGGGCTTCGACTCCGAGAACGGAAGGCGCCACGCCTCGCGAATCATGACGCTCTCGACGACGCGCCCCGTTTCATATTGCGGCTGCTGAGACGACTCGAGAGCGTTCAGTTTCGCCCGCTCCTCGTCGTCCTTCGGTTCGTCCGAGTCGTTCATCTCCACGAACGTGTCGATCGCGATGTCCACCTCCATGGGGTACTCGTGGAAGATGTTCTGCGGCGAGCCGTAGCGCGCCTCTTGCCGGTCGACGAATACCTGCCACGGGAAGACGCGCTCAATCTGCACCTTGCAGCGCTCCACGTCCGGGGTGACCTTCGCGATGCCCACGCCGAGCTTTGCGGAGTCGTGGAACACGTCCTCCATAAGCTGCCACGTATTCGCGTAGCGCCCCTGACGCTGGCACATCTGCCCTTCCACGAACTTGTCGCACTTCCTCGCCTTCCTCCGCGCGCGCCAGTCGCCGCCCGTGGTGATGAACGCGGGCTTCGGCTTCTGCCTCCCGGCGATGTCCGCCTTGACGGAGTCGCACGCCGAGCGCGGCAGGTTGTACATCGGCTGCCCCGCCATCGCGGCCTGTAGCGTCCCGATGTAGTACCCGTCGTCGTCGAGCGAGACGGGGCGCCCCTCATACTGCGTCAGGCACTCCTGGTACCGCATCCGGCGGAAGTTGTCGTTCTTCTTGAGCGACCCTACCGTGTCCGAGACGACCTTCGCGAGTTCCCTCCCTTCGCACTTCCACCAGCGGGACTGGCGGTTCATCCGTTTCGAGATTTTGGGCGCCGGGTCGGGCTTCTTGGCCATCGCTCAGGGCCAGGGCATCGACAGAATCTCACCGATACCCTCGCCACCCCTCATTTACGCGCCTTTCCACCTCTTTGCGGGCTTCCTCGCGCTCCCGGGCGGATTCCGCGCGGAGAGCCTCGTCCCCGGTTGGCTCGATGGGCGCGGGGAGCATCACGGACCTAGAGAGCGCCAGAGCCAGGGCAATGGCCGAGTCCGCATGGCGCCCGTCCGCGCTGTCGTGGAGCTGAATCGAGACGGATTGCTGTGTCACGACCTTCCGCGTGCTGGCCAAGTCGCGGATGAGTGTCGGGTCGGGCGAGAGCTGCAGGGCTCCGTCCACCAGCTTCACCTTGACCCGGTCGAAGAGCTCGTACCGTAGGGGGCCCGTCATGGTGACCTCCTGGAGCCCGAGCCCGCAGTCCCCGGCGATGATGCGCAGCGTGTCGATCGACCACTGGTCCGTGAGCACGCTCGAGACGCCGTAGGGGCGGAGGATCTCGGCCATCTCCTGGAAGACGACGCGCGCGGAGAGCGGTTCGGACTTCGAGCCGGTCCAGTGCCGCGTGAGCGCCACGGCGTACCGGTCGCGCCCGTCTACCTTGCCGAGGTTCGTGGTGACGACCAGCGACCAGCCGTTGCCGCGCGTGGCCGGGTCCATGGCCGCCGCGTAGGAGAATCGTCGGTCCGGGGCGAGTTCGAGCGGTAGTGAACGTTTCGCCGCCTCGAGCTCGGCGAGCGTGAAGAGCCCCTGAACCGGATCCATGAACTGGCACAGGACGTCCGTGTTGTAGGCATCGATGCTCTTCGTGCGGAGGTCTTCGCAGCGTACTGGCGTCCAGTGCGACGGGTTCATCGCGTAGGCCGGCGCGCGCACGATGACGAGGCCCCGGGTCGGTTTCCCGAACGACTCCGAGACCAGGTCGTACACCGGCCCGAACGGTGCCCACGGCGAGCCGATGAGTAGGTTCTGCGCCCCGGGCAGAAGCCGCCCGACCGTGGCTTGCCGCGCTTCGTCGATGTTCACCACGCCGTCCTCGGCCCCGACCATGCGCGGCGCCTCATCGAAGATGTTGCCGGCCGACCACCGGGCGACGAGCGAACCAGCCGCGCGGGAGCCGGCAACGATTCGGATCTCGATGGGTCGCCCCGAGGGATGCCGAAGCACGAGCATGTCCGCCGTTGGGTCCCGCACGAGGAGCGACCGGAGCGCCGGGCTAGCCTCGACGTGGCCCCGGACGTGGTTCCACGTGGCCCGCGCCGTGTCTACCGAGAGGCTCAAGACTGACACGCGCGGAATATCTCCAGCGGTGAGCGTCGACACGTCGCACGTAAGTGCCGCCCGGACCGCGCCGGCGGCGCTCAGGAGGCTCTTGCCGCACCGGATGCCCGCCAGGAGCACGAATTCAGCCGGACGCGCCTGGGGCAACTGGAGCAGTGCTTCAGCGCCGCCAAACGCCGCGATGATTTCAGGATCCTCGGCGAGCGGACCGAGCGGCAGGCCGTCGAGCGCGCGGCATATCGCGCGCTGGAGAGGGCTAATGGTCTCGAGTCCGAAGTAGTCGGGCGACGACAGGACCGTCTCGAGGGTGAGTATCGAGCGCTTGCGCGGCTGGAAGGTGCCATCACGGAGGAGCATCGGGGGTTCGGCGCAAGATGAACTCCGGCAATGGCGCTTGCCCCATGCTGTGCTCGTATCTCACGCCAGGCGCGCCAGGATTGAAAGCAATTCCGAGAGCCCTCCTTGAATCACCTTCAACCTGATCTCGCAGGCGAACAATATCCTCGCCCGAGAGGTGATCAGTGAAGACGTACGAGTGGTACCCGCCGCCGGGGGCTCCTTTGTAGAAGTCCGCGACCGCGGTATAGTCGACATCGTGACTGTGCAGCTTGTCGCCCGACTTCGCCGTGTAGGTCCACACGTCTTTTTGCGTGTCGTGCTCGATCGCTTCGTCATAGTAGGGCGTCCCGGGGTAGGTGGTGATTGTGGTGCAGTCGAAGTCGTCTGGCTTGCGGGAGATGAGCCAGTCTCGGACTGCGAGAATGCTCTCCTCGCTCTCCCCCGGGTGCCCTACGCTCATGAGTGCCTTGACCTTCAACCCGACACGGTGTGCCGTATCGATGACGCGATCGTTGTCCTCGAGCTTCGCTCGCTTGTTGATGTTCTCCAGAATGCGCGGGCTCGCGGCCTCAAAGCCGCAAAGTATCCAGCGGAACCCGGCTTCGTACATGGCGTCGGCTTGTTCGGTGGTGAAAAGCTCGCTCTTCACAAACCCTCGTAGGCGAAACTCGACGCCGAGTCGCTTCTGTAGCGCGGAGATGGCGCGCATGAGCGGGACGAGCTCCTTGTTCACGTTGAGCTCATCGTCGTACATCATGAAACCGGTGAATCCGTGAGTCCGGTGGAGGTGTTCGATCTCGTTTACAACGGACTCCGTACTGCGTGTCCGTATGCGCCGAAGCATGTTGCTGTTACGGCCGCCACAGAAGCCGCAGCCAAACGGGCATCCGAGCTGAGCTATGAGGCTCGTGGCGGGAAACCCATCGATGCTGTATTTGTAGGAGGCCACATCTACGAGATGCCGCGCAGGCCAGGGGGTTGCTTCATAGGTCTCGTTGTCCATGAAGAGCCCGGCCCTCGGCACGTCGGCATCGATGACCTTGGGCGCGTTCGGGTTCAGCGCCTCGAACACCGCGCGTTCTCCGTCGCCGCTGACCAGTACGTCGAAGATGCTTTCGAGCTTGGCTAGCGCCCTGTGCGCGCGGCCGATGCGCCCGGCCTTGCGCTCGAGCTTCACCGCGGAGTGAACGAGCGTCACGTGGGGCCCGCCCGCGATGATGCGCACGCTCGGATTCACTGAGCGCAAAGCGGCGGCTATCCGCACGGCGGCCGGAAGCTGCGGCGTAGTAACCGAAACGGCTACGAATGAACTCGTCGAGTTCGCGCACGCGCTCTGCGATAGTGCGAGACATGAAACCTCCTCGTAGTTTTCAATCCCGCTCAAGTCGAGCATCTCCACGAGATGCCCCGCTGCCTCGAGCGACGCGGCCACCTTCAGGATGCCGAGCGACATGAACACGCGCTCGTCCAGCAGGAAGCCAGACGGCGGCGTGATGCAGAGCACCGGCTCGCGCGATGCCGCCTCTACCGGGCGCTTGATTCTGAGGGCGATGGGCTGCATGGCCTGAAAACCGAGTGGCTGATCGCGTGGTACGGGTGCGTGCAAACGTGATTGTACCCGTACAGGCTCAGGAGTCCACGCACCTCGTCACCGAGCGAGGCCCGCTTGAAAAGGTGGTTCTCGACCAGGATCGTCGGCTGGAGCTCCGTGATGAGCGCCCTGGCACCGCGCAGCACCTCGACCTCGGCCCCCTCTACATCGAGCTTCATCCAATCGGCGCGGAAGATGTGGTTTCGAGCCCACCAGTCGTCCAGGCACTCCACTCGGATGACGTCCGGGTCGTTCCCGGCCGGCGGCGAGTCCGCGGCGTTGAAGTCCTGCGTCGAGGCGTTCAGGAACCCGCTCTTGTCGTAGACCCCATTCTCGTAAATGGTGCAGCGGTCCGTCCAACCGTTGAGAGCGAGGCTCCGGCGGAGCATCTCGGCCTCTGTCGGCTCATTGGGCGGACCCTGCGGCGACCACGCATAGACGCGAGCGGCACCCGAGGCAAGCGCCGTGAGCGTATACGAGCCGTAGGCCGCGCCGACGTCGAGCACGATGTCGCCGGAGCGGATGAGCCAGTCCCGATCGCGGACGTCGGCCTCGTCGTCGAACGAAAACCACGACGGGTGCTGGTACCCCTCCAGCTCGGTGCACTCGATCTTGTACGGAGCGCCGCGAAAACTACGTTCCTGAATCATTGATGATACCCTCCAGCCGTTCCGCCAACACGTCCCACCGATGCCGCTCGGCAATCGAGCGCCCAATGCGCTGCGCCTCTGCCCGGTAGACATCATCCTGCAGCACGAGTTCGATCTGGTCGATGAACCTCGAGCCATGGTCTCGGATCGGCGCAGGCACCATGGTCGGGAGCTCGCCGTAGATACTACCCAGCGCGTCGCACGCCGACACGATCGGCACCGCTCCCGAGGCGCACCCCTCGAGCGTCGAGACGCTGAATCCCTCGGTGAACCGAATCGTGTCGCACGGGTACGCCAGACATTCCGCCTCGCTCATCTCTCGCGCCATCTCCCGGCGCGAGACCGAGCCGACCGCCTCCACTCCTTCGCTACGAAGTAGCTCGAGCGACCGAGCGATGTAGCGCGCCCGGTAGCCCGTCTCCACGAGCCCCGTCTCCATCTCGCCGTTGATGACGAAGTTTTCCTGATGGAGGAACGTCTGCAACCACGGACCCATTTCGTAGAAGACGCGCAGATGCGCCCACGGGACGCGCTTCCGGATATTCGGCCACGCCTCTAGCAGCAGATGCAGACCACGGTCCGGAGAGCTCGCGTAGATGACGCGGCCCGAGACGCGCTTCGTTGCGCCGTCGTACTGGCTCGGGTCGCATCCGTTCGGCAGCACCACGGTACGAATCCCGCTCATGTCCACAAGTCCGCGCAGGTAGTCGAGGTGAACCTGACTCGGGCTCGTGAGCACATCCACGAACCGCTCCCAGCCAGTGCGGCAGTACGAGAAGTCGTTGAGTTGCTGATTCACCATCCGGATCCGCGAGTGCGCATGGCGAAGCAGGTCCGGCTCATTCCATGAATACGCAACGTCGTATTCCGCGTCGATGCGCGTGAGCTCTCGAATCGGCACCGTCCGCACACCGGTTCCGTTCCAGGGAGACCCGCCCCCTGGACAGAACACGGCGACATCGTGGCCACGCTGCGACATGGCCTGAGCGAACTCGAAGCACGACAGCTCGGAGCCGGTGAGCCCACGCTTCGACGTGTATGGGTTCGCGTAGTCGACGGGGCGGTTTCCGAGACTGAACGGGCCGTAGAGAAAGGCTAGTTTCACCGCCCGCCCCGCAACGCCCTGATGCGCGCAACCTGCGCTCTCCGTTGCGCCTCCTGGTCGAGCCCGAAGAGCTTCTGGGCGTGCCGAGCGCCGCGACGGAAGCCATATCCGCGCGGCTTCTCAACGATGAGAAAGCGCGCGTCCTCGATGATTCGCACGGGCGGGACGACGATGGTCATTGGCCACCGTCCGTCTCACGCGCGACGCAGGCTTCCCATGCCGCGCGACACGCGCCGACGTCCGCCTTGACCTGCGCCGCAGCGAGACAGATATCCGCCTGCTGAATGCAGGTAGGGCCGGCGTCCGACTCCGAAGAGTCCGGGGCACCGCTGAGCGGGGTGCCTCCGTCGCATCCAGTGACGAACGCGAGGACCAGAATTGCGCGAATCATGACGCCCTCCGCACCGGAGCTGCCCTGAGCAGCTCTTCCAGTTTTTCGGCCTGGCGCGCGAACGCGAGTGAGCGCGCGGCGGAGGCGTAGGCGTCGGCGTCGGCGGCGGCGGCGGCGGCGGCGGAGGCGGAGGCGTAGGCGTAGGCGGCGTAGGCGTCGGCGTCGGCGGCGGCGGCGGCGGCGGCGGAGGCGTAGGCGTAGGCGTAGGCGGAGGCGTAGGCGGCGTCGGCGTCGGCGGCGGCGGCGGCGGCGGAGGCGTAGGCGTAGGCGTAGGCGGAGGCGGAGGCGGCGTCGGCGTCGGCGGCGGCGGCGGCGGCGGCGGCGGCGGAGGCGGAGGAGGAGGAGGAGGACCGCGCCTCGCTCCACTCGGCGCGAGTCACGGTCTCCCCAGCGATCCGCCGCTCGAAGAGCGCGGCGACCCCGCGTATCGCGTCGCGAGTCCGGTGGTTATTTGCGAACCGAATCACGCCGTCTTTCTCATCCACCAATAGCCACACGGAAAACCGATCCCACACGAGCGACAGGTCGGCGCTGGTCCGTATGGCGGATGAGAACCGCATGGGCCAGCCGGACGCGAGATCGGCTGGCATCCCCTCGAATAGTCGGTCTTCTAGGTGCGCGAGCTCGACGGGGATGCCCAGCTCTTTCGGGTAACGACTGTGCTCCGACGTTTTGCCTCGTGGCTTGTCGGCGAGGCGGTTGAGCGAGCGCAGCGAGCAGCCAACCGCGCAGCCGCGCCAGTTGCCCTTACCATCCAGTGAGCCGTACGTGCCGCGCATGATCGCGTCGTTCTTCTCATGCTTGCGGATCTCAGCAAGGAAGCGGCGACGGAAAGCCGCATCGCCGTGATAGGCGAGCATCACGTGACTCTTGGGTGCGGATGCCTTATCTTCTGACTTGTTCATTGGGAATCACCTTTCCTGATGGGCCATGCCCTCGGTCGTGTAGCAGCGACGCGAGGGCAATTCAGTTCTGAACCATTCCATGGTCCGCGTCAAGCCGTCTTGGTAGGAGACCATGGGAGCCCAACCGAGCAGCCTTTTTGCTAGGGAGATGTCTGGGCAGCGCTGCCGGGGGTCGTCCTGAGGGAGCGGCCGGAAGTCGATGGGGCGGCCCGGCGCGATGTCCTCGGCCACGGATAGGATTGTGCGCTCGTCCGGGTTCCCGATGTTTACCGGTAGGCCCGCGTCGGCTCCGAGGTGTTGCGCGCTCATGAACGCGACAAGTCCCGCCACCGTGTCGCTCACGTAGCAGAACGAGCGCGTCTGGCTGCCGTCGCCGTAGACCGTGAGCCGATCGCCCCGGATGGCCTGCGTGATGAGGTTCGGAAGTAGGCGACCGTCCGAGCGAGCCATCCGGGGGCCGTACGTATTGAACAGCCGCGCGACGCGAACGTCCGTGCCGTACTGCTGCCGCCAGGATGCCGAGAGCGCCTCGCCGCACCGCTTCCCCTCGTCGTAGCAGGCGCGAGGACCAATGCAGCTCACGTTGCCGTTGTAGCGCTCCGGCTGAGGATGCACCGAAGGGTCACCGTACACCTCGGACGTGCTGGCGATGAGCAACCGTGCGCCCGTGTTCCGCGCGAGCTCGAGCGCGTGCATGGTCCCGAGGACCGCCGTCTGAATCGTGCGCACTGGATTGCGCTGGTAATGCACGGGCGAGGCTGGGCAAGCCAGGTGGTAGACTTGGTCCACCTCGAAGTGGAACGGCTGACACACGTCGCCGCGCACGAACTCGAACAGCGGGGACGCGAGCAGGTGAGCCACGTTCTCTCGGCTCGACGTGAACAGGTTGTCCAGGCACGTAACGTGGTGCCCTCGCTCGACCAGGTAGTCGCACAAGTGCGAACCGATGAAGCCGGAGCCTCCGGTAACTAGAATCCTCATGGCGCGAAACCCTTGTACGGAGGCATCACCCCTGCCGGCGTTGCCTTGAACATGTCGATCCATTCCACAGCGAGCGAGTCCCATCCTAAGTGCGCTCGCGCGTACTCCTGGAGCTCAAGCCGGTGCGACGCAGCGCGGGGCGCGTTCATGGCGCCGACCACTTCCATCACGAACGACTCCTGGTACTCCTCCGACAGCCAGTCGCCCTCGATGAGCACCCCGCGCTCTCCGACCGTCTCGTTGAGCGCCGCGATCGGCGAGGTGACGATGTACAGCCCGGCCGCTTGCGCCTCCATCGCCGTGATGCAGCTCGTCTCCGAGAACCAAGTCGGGTAGGCCCAGACGCCGCTGGAGAGCATCGCTGCCGCCACGGTGCCCTGTGGCTGCCGCCCGAAGTAGGTCACACCGAACGGTTCCGCGTCCCGAAGCGCCCGCTTCAGTCGAGAAATGTGCTCGAGCTGCTCCGCGTTGCCGCTCGCCATGCCCTCCCAGGTCTCGAACCCGTAGAACACCTCGAGCGTGGCATCCGGCACGCGCTCTCGGATGGCTGGCCAGCACTTGAGTAGCACCTCGAGTCCTCGGTCCGGGCTCGAGCTGTAGATGGCCCGGTGCGGGTTCCGCCGTAGCCCCTCCTGCGGCTCGAACCGCGACAGATCGATTCCGTTCCGCGTCACCGTGACCTGGTCCGGGTGTATCTGCGGGTGATGGTGCAGCAAGCAGCCCTTGTGCCACTCGCTCAGCACGAGGAACCGATCCGTGCGGAGCGCCTGCGCGTGACTCATCGCCGGCCCCAAGTGCACATCATGCACCCAGACGAATTTTAGCGGAGCGTCGCAGACGCCGTCTTCAACGGCGTCCGGGCGTCTCGATGCGATGAGCACATCGGCCGACGTCCCCGCAATCTTGTCGTGGTGGAGGTACTCCACGCCGTCGTAGTTGCCCTCCAGTGCAGCGCAGTCCCCGAAGACGCGCACTCGATGCCCGACGGCGGCCCATCGCTTGGTCATCTCGATGACCGCGGTCTCGCTGCCGCCGATACCGGTCCGCGCGGCCGTCTCTGGCGTCCATGGCTCCCACGCGTGCCCGGTGAACACGACGATATCCAGCGATCCCGGCGCGCGCTCCTCCGGCCCTGGCGCGGGTGAGTAAGAGCCCCCGAGGACTGCAAGACACCGGTCGATCTCGCGTCTAGCCAAGAAGCGGGTAAGGAGGGACGCATTCTCGGCGAGCGATTCGTCCGGTTTGGCCTGCAGCCCCCGGGAGCAACTTTCGAGGGCGCGGTCATGCTGCCCAAGCTTCGAGAGCGCGACGTTGAGGAACTTGTGCACCTCGTGCGCGCGCTCGAGCGGATTGGTGAAGAGCACCGTTTGCGTCAGCGGCAGTGACAGCCCGAGATCGAGGTAGAATAGGCACCGCTCCCAGTTCCGTCGCTCGTCCGGTCCGCCACGCTGCGCCAGGTAGTAGTAGGCGCGGCCCGCGGCGAAGCACGGTTCGAACCAGCCCTCGCGCGCCTGCATAGCCTGCCACGCCCAATCAAGCGCGGCCCGGTGGTCCCCGAGCGTCGCGAAGTGGCGGGAGAGCTCCACGCACGAGAGAGCCTTCTCATCGTCCCAATCGGACATGGCGACATAGCGCCGATGAAACTCGATACTCTGCCCGATGTCCCCCAGGTTGCCGTACTCGAGCCCGAGGTACCGCAAAGAACGCGTGCTCTTCCGCCCCGCGTCGTAGTGCGCGCGCAGAATGCGGAGATTCCGCGTCTGGTCGGATGCCTTGTCGCCCCTCGCGTGAACGATGCGCACATCGTTACACGGCTCCATGAGGCAGTCCGGGGCCATCGGGATGAGCACCTCATGGACAGGCTCTTCCCACTGGAAAGCCTCTCGGGGCGTGTAGAGCCGCTCGCGCGTCTGCAGGAGAGTAACGTTGCCCTCAGCGTCCCGCGAGTACTCGTACGGCGCCATGAGCATCGCCGGCCGGTCGCCGCGCTTCGCGTCGATCTCCTCGGTGTGCCTCCGGAGGTTCTCGGCGCCCTCCACCACGTCGTCCCCATCGCACCAGAAGATCCACGCGTGCGTTGCCAGCCGCGTGGCGAAGTTGCGCGCCTCGGCGAAGTCTTCGTTCCATGTGAAACGCGCGAAGACATCCGCCAGGCGCTCGGCGATGCGGTCCGTGCCGTCGATGCTGCCCGTGTCGACGATGATTATCTCGTCCACGTGCGGGCGGATCGAGGCGATGCAGGCTTCCAGGCGCGGCGCCTCGTTGCGGACGATCAGAACGGCAGAGATCAAGTGCACTCCGGGCAAGGCAGGTCGAGACCCGGCACGGGGCCGGCGACGCGCTGGGTTCCGTTGCATCGGACGCAAACGCAAACGGAAACGGCCCCGATCGCCTCCCCCAGGTTGCCCCACATCGGGTCAGGGGTCTGCTCGGGAGCGATCGCCCCATCGAACTCCTCCTCGATGAACTCGATCGTTGCCCGCCTCGCAACGGCCAGCTCTCCGGTATCCGGCGGCGACCCGCGGCGCATGCACCGGAGCACGACGGCGAGCTCGGCGAGTGCCATCGCGTAGCCGGTTCGGTACTCGCGATTAGCAGGGAGCCGGTTCTTGACGCATCGGTAGGCCGCGTTGGCCACGCGCGCAGCGAACTCCAGGCCGTCCTTGCCGGATGCCTCGAGGTGCTCATCGACGCGCTCGGCGGTCTTGTTCGAGGCGTCGCGCTCGAGCTTGCGTTGCATTCTGCCGATGACGCTCATTCCTCTACCACCGCAAGGATATTATGAGCTTTCACCACTCGGAACTCCTCGAACTCGTCCGAATACACACGCTCGCCAGTCGTCGGGTCGTCGATGAGCACCTTCGCGCCGGGCTTGATGTGCTCGCTCATTGGCACGAACGTAGAGACCCCCACCGGGGCGCTGCCGCCCTTGTCGTGCCCGAGCCATCGGTCCCAGTAATGCCCCGGGCCCGCCGCGTAGACGACCGCGGGCGTAGCCTCGCGCCGGCTCTGCGCGTTCCGGTTGCGAGGCTTCCAGATGCCGCCCGGCGTGAGCTCGTCGCGTTGCCGCGCGGCGTGCATATCAAAACGAACCAAGACGTTGTCCGCCTTCCCGCGGAACTTGCTCAGGTCAGCCATTCTTCTTCTCTCCTCCGTTCAGTTTCGGTTTCTTGCCGAGTGGCGTGAGCGGGTCCCTATCCCCGCCGAACGCATACCCGGCCGGCGTGATGATGATTTGCGGGAGACCCTCCGATCGCTCGATGACGACGACTCCACCGCCGAGTACCTCGATGCTCGTGACGCCGTCCTCGCCCACGTAGAACGAGCCCTGATGGTGCTTCCCGGCTATGTCGAGCTGGTGCGAGTTTCGGTAGAACTGGACTCTCATTCGGCAGCCTTCCCCAAGGTTCGCTCCACGAAATCGCGCAACGCTTCCTCGGTAGTGACAACGATGGTGCCGCCCCCGGATACGCGCTCACTTACGATTAAGCGCGCGTGGTCCAGGTCTGCCTCGGAGCTTAACCGAGTCAATCTCAGTAGTAGGCTCGGGTGCTGATTCTCGATGAAGGCGTCCCATTTCTCACACATCTCCTCGGCGGAATGCCGCCTCTTGGGCTGCCACCCAAATGGGCCATGTCGCACCCGCCCGCATGTTGGGCATTGCTCACCGATCGGAACGTTGTTCGGGTTACCGGCCATCGAGCACCTTTCGAATCGCGTCCGCCTCGGCCCGCATCGCCTCTAAAAGCTCATCGTCCGGGTCCCGCATCGCCGCTCGCATGTGAGCCACGCGCGCTTCACGAGTCGCTAGGGACGGATTCACGCTCTCGGGCGCGTCCTTCCGGAGCTGGACATAGGCGCCAAGCAGCACACGGGCCGCGTCGACCTTCTCGCGGGGCTCGCCGATCTGCAGCTGCTCCCGCAGATCCTCCACGGCCTCGAAGGCGCCATCCTTGAGCCTCGAGTAGACGTCCGCATCGAGGGTGACCGGGGAGCCGGCCAGCTTCTGGACACGCGTGCGCCCGCGCGGCGTCTGAGTGATTTCTTGCCCCTCGCTCACGGTTTCTTCTCCGGCCCGTGAATGTTCGTCTGGAGCGGCGCAACAAGGCGTGACGCCACCCCCTGAACTGCACCCGGAGATTGCCTAACGAGTCTCTTCACCGTCAACTCAGCAATGCTCACGGTTCCCTCCTGCTCAGCTTCCTCGAGTTCCATCGCAAGCTCCGCCGCGCTCATCGCCTCGCCTCCGGCCTCGAGAGCGCTACCCCGTCCTGCCAGAGCGCGAGGAACCCTACCGGGTATTTCGGGTCCACCGAGCAGTCTTCCCGGAGCTCACCGATTGCCCCGAGGAGCTTCGAGCGTGCACGGTAGCGCGATATCTCCCCAGCAGCTTCGGTCGCGCGCATCAGCGAGCCGGTAGCCCACCACTCCGCCAGGATTCGGACTACCTGCCGCTCGAGGACTGGGGCGAGGTCCCGCTGGATGTCGTCGGGTCCGAACCATGACCCCCTGCCGGCGAGCCACAGAAGCCGCTCAGTGGCTCTTTGCAGCCGGTACGACACGGTGGACTGCCGGATGCCCAGAGCGTCTCCAATCGCCTCCTGGGTCGCGCCGTTGAGGCTTAGAGCGACTACCGTGGATTCCTCCTCCGGGATTCGGCCGAGGAGGGCTCGGAGGCGCGCGGTGCGCGGGTCCGGCGGGGGTTCGTCCTCGGGGAGCTCCCGGGCGATGAGCAGGGATTCGGGGTTGCCGGTGGGGCAAGCATGCCAAAACATTAGACTCCTCCGCGCATGGCCGAGTCTATCCGGCGCTGCAGCTCTTCGGCTTCCATCGGCGAAATCATCGGCGGGCGCTCGGGGGGCTTTCGAAGCGTACCATCTGCCAGCGACCGGAGCCGCTTCGGGGCGCGGCGGGGCTGCTCATGCTCCACCGCGCCGATCGGCTTCAGCTCGTTTTTGCCATGCTGCTCCACGATTCTCTGACGGAGCTTCCCCATCCACGCCGTTCGGCGCTGCCCGGCGCCCCCGCCGATGGTCCAATAAGCCTCGAACTGCCGCGCCTCGTGCCGGACGCTCTCGAGCGGAACAGATAGCTTCTCGGCGATGGCGCTCAGGGTGCCGTTCGCGTCCGCCTGCCGGTACAGGTCCGCGGGGCACATGGTCGCCCGGCCCGGGTCCTCGCGCGCGTCTGATCCGGATCTCAGATCCAGATCAGATCCAGATGCAGGGTCAGCATTGACAGACGTAGCGTCAGCATCGGTCAATGCTGGTGGTGCAGGGTCAGCATTGACAGATCGCCGGGCACGGGACTCGCGCTGCTTCTCGCGATTGTATCTACGGCGGTCCTCCTCTGTCTTAATCTTAGCGTAAATCTCGGCGCTTACGACGTTGTACATGTAGGCGTTCACGTGAACCAGGCGCCGCCCCTGCTCCGCATCGTTCCGGCTCTTTGGATCCGGAGCGCACAAATGCTCGATGGCCGCCTCGATGGATTCCGGAGGCTCACCAAGGATGGCCGAGAGGAATGTCGGGTGCAGCTCCACCGTGCCGCCGCGTTGTTTTGCCACCACATACGCCCACACGGCGAAGACGCGCGCTCCGGATCCAATCATCGAGCCCTCGAACACCGACTCGAAAAGTCTTCCGTACATGTCTGCCTCAGCTCTCGCAGATTTGTCATGCCTCGTCAAGCTTGACGATAGATGTCAGCATGAGTAAACAGTGACCCGTGGACCCGCTACTTTCCGCATTCGACCCGGACGACGAGATCGGCCCGCTCATCGCGCCGCTTGCGACCCCTAGCGCAGTGGTCTTCGTGCCGCCGTTTCGGGTTGCCGTGGCACGTGCATTCGGGGAGATGCGGACGGTAGCGGCGGGCGGCGTTCCGCGCGGACCGGCAGACGTAGCGGTAACCCATCGAAAAGCCAGGGTCCGGGCTAAACGCCTCCGACTCGTGCATTCGGCGACAGCCTGAGCAGAAGAGCCTCACGGCAGGTCGGGCAGCATCGTCCCCTCGCCAGGTACCCTGGTTGCCCTGGAGACGAACCCGGGCTCCAGCATGGCCTCGAGGGAGGGGAGGCCCTCCGGGGCGCGCCTGAGCTCAGCCTCGACGCGCGCGACGGCTGCCATGGCCGTCGTGTGGTCCCGGCCGCCGAGCGCTCTCCCGATCGCGGGGTAGCTCATGCCCGAGCGGCGCATCAGCCATGATGCCACGTGACGCGCGGCTACGATGTGAGCGATCCGGCTCTTGGAGAGCAGCTCATCCCACGTCACCCCGAATCGGGCTCCGACCGCGTCCAGGATTTCAACCGCCGTCTTTCGGGGTGCGAGCGAGAGCCGTTGGCACTGAGGCGTCGTGTCGAGATAGGGATTCATGGGATTCCTCCAGAGCCGCGCGCAGCTTGGCCAGCGCGCGGCGTTCGTCGATGATGACTTGGGCGTGCGAGATGCCGAGAAGCGCGGCCACTTCGCGATAGGTGCGGCGCGCGGTGAGGATCATTTGGGTGGCGTCGGATCGAGACGCCAGTCGCGGAGCTGCTGAAGCGCCGCATCCCCGTTTTTCTTGAACGGAGCCAGGCGCGACATGAGCACGATGTGTTTCGACTGGGGGCCGCCTAGGCCGCGTTCCCAGTTCGCGACGGTCTGCCGCTTCACCCCGGAAGCGACAGCGAGCTTCCCCTCGCGCTTCGCTTTGGCAACGAGCATATGGACCTTCATCGCGTCTCCTTCGTCCAATCGGGCACCGGAATGCCGAGCAACTTTTCCAGCTCGAGCATTACCTCGAGCTTCGGGCGGTACTTTTCGGATAGCCACCCCTGAACCTGCTGCGGAGCCACTTCTAGGTCCCGCGCCAGATCACAGATCCGGACACGTGGACGCGCTCCACTCTTTGGGCGACAGAAGCCACGCAGGGTCACAACGGCTCGGCTCTTCATGTTCTCAAGCATCTGGCATGAATTCGCGATGGTCAAGCTATCTTTTCAAACAGTAAGAAAAGATGTTTACACTCCGTCCGCGCCGTGGGATGTACTTTTCATGCAGACCACCTGGCATCGGTTCGAGGACGAGGATATCGATGCCGCTGACCCGTACGCCGTCGTTGAGCCTGAGCTGACCTACCGCCAGCAGTACGGCACGGACCCGATTCCGGCGGGCAAGGTCATGGAGACATTTGAGCGGATTCTGGCGGAGCTGAAAGGTGGCGCGCTGTGAACCCCATCCTTCACGCGAAGTTCAACCTTCCGTGCGGACTCACGGACCGCATCGTTCGCCTCGAGGGCGGCCAGTGGATAGGCGCTTCCGGGTCCGTCGTGGACCTCACCATCTCATCCGCGAAGTTGGCGACGGCCGAAGAGGCTCAAGACTACGAGTTCTGCCGGCTGGTGACCCGGCTGGTCGCGATGGTCGTGGCGCAAGGCGCGCCGTCTATTGCTGGGCTCATCGAGGCATGCGGCGGCGAGCGCGATGACGTGCTTTGTGACGTGGCGGCGGAGTTGCGGAAAGAACACCGCTTTGGGCTGTCGTCGCAGGTTTTGGCGTACCGGTTCAAGGAAGAGAGGCGCGCATAGAATGAAACAGTGCGCGCTATGCAAAGAGATTAGGCCCAGTGGTGAGTTCTATGTGTGCCGCCCCAGAAACAGCCTACAGTCTAGGTGTATTCCCTGCTGCAGAAGCAGGAGGCGCGGTCGTTCCAAGGCGGAGATCCGGGCTACTGCTCTGGCAAATACCGCGAAACGATTCTGGTCCAGGGTTCGCCGAGGAACCCCGGATCTGTGCTGGGAATGGACAGGTTACACGCATAAATTCGGGTATGGAATGCTTATGGTAGTTGGTGGAGACAGGAAGAGGCTCCGTACTGCCCATCGTTTGAGCTGGGAGCTGAACGTCGGACCCATTCCAGACGGAATGCATGTGCTCCACGAATGCGACAATCCCCCATGCGTGAACCCGGCGCATCTGCACCTTGGTACGCACCGGGACAACATGAGAGAGATGAGTGAGCGCGGAAGAGGAAGAAAAAGAAAAGTATCATGAAGAAACTTTTGCTGATCGATTTGGGGTCAATTTACTACCCGGCGTTCCATGCCTCTGGAGACGAGGAGGTCGGTAAAGCCTTCTCCATCACCGTGGAGACGATTGCCAAGATGCGCCGCGGGTACGACCTGGTAGCGGTGTGCCTGGACTCGCCGCCGTACGCTCGCCGCAAGGCCCTGCTGCCGACGTACAAGGCACAGAGGGACGCGCCCACGAACGTTTTCGTTGAGCAGTACCGGCGCACGAAGGAGCGCCTGGAGGCTGACGGGCTGCTACTGCTATCGTGCCCCGGTGAGGAGTCCGATGACGTCATCGCGAGCGCGGTCAAGCTGGCCGTTGCGGATGGCCTGGACGTGACGGTGGCGAGCGCGGACAAGGATCTGCTGCAGCTCGTGGACGACGCGAACGCGGTCCGTGTCTATTCGCCGATGAAGGATAAATTCTTCGCGCGCGGAGACGTGATCGAGGCGTGGCACGTTCCGCCTGAGATGCTACTGGACAGCCTTTCGCTACAAGGCGACTCTAGCGATAACGTGCCCGGGGTGACGAAGGTCGGGCCGGTGACGGCAGCCAAGCTGTTGATGAAGTTCGGGACGCTAGAGGACGTGTTTGCGAACGTGGACAAGATCACGACCCCGAAGCTACAGGAGGCGCTCTTCCAGGGGGGGCCAGCGGCGCGGCTCGCGAAGCAGGTGATTCGATTACGCGACGACTGCCCGATCGATTGGATGAAGATTTACGAGGAGAGGATACCGAAAGCCATGTCAGACGTTCCCGAAGATGCCGACTTTGACCCGATTTCTCCCGCTCCCGAGGCGCCGAAGAGCGAACCAGGACAGGATGCGCCGCCGCCTGCGGAGGTAACGCAAACGGTCACCACGACGGCGCTGGCCCTGGTGCCGGTGGACTTCGCGCTCGAACTCGAGCCGCGCACGCTCGACGCGGCGTGGAAGATTTCGGGGTACCTCCACAATTCGAGACTCTACGGAAAGTCGTTCGGGACGCGTGAGGCTATCTTCGCCGTCATCATCCGTGGGCGGGAGATGGGAATAACCGCGGCCACGGCGCTGGATGCGCTCTCGTTCTTCGAGGGCAAGGTTAGCGTCGGCGCGCACATTCTGATCGACCGCGCGAAGAACCACCCGGACTGCGAGTACTTCCAATTCGAGGGCGGGGACGACCGATACGCGGAGTGGACGACCAAGAACCGGCGCAACCCGAAACCCACGGCGCTCCGCTACACGATCGAGCAGGCCGAAGCCGCCGGGATGCTGCACGTCAACCCGGGGAAGCAACCTGGCAACTGGCACAAGCGACGTGCCGAGATGTTGCGCAAGACCGCCGGGGTGCAGCTCGCGCGCATTGAGTATCCTGGGGCGCTGTTCAATGCTTACTGCCAAGAGGAGCTGGGTGAATGACCACCCCCTGGACCGAACGCATCTCTTCACCAGCGACCACCACCGAGGTCACATGCGAGCTCTACGCGCGCAAGATCTACAAGAACAATGGCTCGCTATACGTTCAGCAAAAGGCCGCCCCCGACGACATCCGCGGCCATCTCGACGCGCAGACGGCGGAATACCGGCAGGAGGTGCTTGCCGCGTATCTGGGGCGCCAGCTCTACGTGGGAAGCGACGACCTTCGAGCCCAGCTCGCGGCAGCGGTCGCGGAGAGGGACGCCGCCCGATGCGAGTCCGGCACCTTCGAGGAGCGCGCTATCGATGCAGAACTAGACCTCACATCCGCCCGCGAGACTCTCCGGGAGTTGGGGGAACTCAACAGTAACCAAGCGAAAGAGATACGGAGGCAGCGAGAGCTCATGACCGAAGACGCGGAAACCATCCGGAAACTAAAAAAAGAGACGACCGCGATAGACGCCGCTCTGCACGATGCCAAGGAAACCATCCGCGCCATGACGGAAGAGGCCGCGACAACCTGGAAGCGAGCGATTAACGCACAGCGCAGGCGTGACAGTCAGCGATCCAACCACGAGGGGTACGACTATGTCCCCTACGAGCCGCCCCGCTCCCCGGGGAGTACCCCGATGGCGCGCGGCTATTGGACATGCCCGGACTGCGGCCCTCACGTGAAGGCAGATGAGGACGGTTGCTGCGCGACGTGCGGAATGGATTGCATCGCCCATGAAGAGCCGCCGCGACCCGACGAGGTCTGCGCGAGGTGCGCCGGGACCCGAACCGTCTGGGGTAATGGACAGCCAGACGGCAAGCGCTGCCCGAATTGCTCGCACGATTTGCCCCGCTCCGACGAGGGGAAGCCCTGCGCTGACCCTGACTGCCCGGACTCGCGCGGCTACGGCAGTGTGCACAAGCGACCTGTGCCGGTGCCAGCGGTGCCGACTCAGCCGGCGGTACACCCGGAAACCATCGCTAAGATAGAGCGCATCGCGAAGATGTTCGACTGTGACCCGGACACTTACTCGATCATGTGTGCAGCGGAGGCCATGTGCGACCGCGCCGCCGCTACCCCCATCGCTCCTCTGGCCGACAGGGAGCGCGCGATCGTGGCGGCGGCCATGGCTTGGTATCGGCATATCAACGAGCACTGCGGTGGTTTCCCGGGAGAGATTGCGCTGCGTAACAAACTCGCAGAGGCGTGCAGCGATGACGATGATGACGCCGCAGTCGACATCCCGAAGACCCCCGACGTCTTCATTCTGGCTCCCGGCCCCCACGGCGACCTACCTCCGGAGCTTGAGCATCCCGCGAACAAGATGGTGAGGGAGGCGATGCGGAGGGAGGAGGCGCGCGACGCACGCAGCGAGGAAACCATCGGGTCCGGCACTGACCGCTGGACCACGTCAGACCCGCGCGTGATTGCGCTGCATCGGGAGTTCAGGCTCGCCACCGAGCACGTGGAGGCCATGCGGCCTGTCGTCGATGCAGTCGTCGGCGCAAGGGCCGATCGCGTTCGGCTTCCGGGGTCCATGTACAGCGCCGTACTCGCCTACGAATCGTGGCTGAACGCGCGAGGTGGGAAGTGAACCGCATCTTCGAGCACCAGCACTGGCGCGATCCGGCATGGCTCGCGGCCGAATGCGAGCGAGTGGCCGCGGAGTCGTGCGGTTGTCAGCGAGAGCTGTTCCTGGGTTGGGCCGTGGTGTGGCGAAGTCGAGTGAAGAAAGAGTCCCCCGATGCCAAATGAGAAAGACGGGCCGGAGTACACGCTAAAAGAAACGATCCGGGAGCTCGATGGGTGGCTCAACAAGCGCCGCAGCTTCTACCCGATCGACACCGTCATCAGCGCCGTTCACTGGATGAAGGCCGCCGATGCCGTGCCGGTCGGGACCACTGATGGCGTGACGTTCCTTCAGACGGTCTCGCGCCTAGAAGAGTGGCTCGGCAATGACTCGCCAGACCTCGGCATCGAGACCGGTGAGGCCGCCCTCTACTGGCTCCGCAGACTCCAGCCCCCGCCGTCGGGAGGTGGGAAGTGACGACGACGGAGCAGCGCCTCGCGGACCTAGAAAAAAGGGTCTCCTCTCTTGAGGGCAAGCGCACCAGCCAGTGCCAGACCTGCATGGGCGTCGGCTACGACACGCATTGTTTCCCGTGCAAGAACTGCAACCCGGCACACCCGGACCACGGACGGTTCAAGAAGAAGACCCCCGCCGCGACCAGGAAACCAAAGTGACCCCCGCAATGCACATGGCGGCCGTCGAGCTGGAGGAGCGCATCCAAAACGCGGAGTTCGTCGAGACGCTGTCCCGTTGGCTCTGCGGGACGACCGACTCGGCGCGGGCTACGGAGAAGCGCGAGCTAGCAGCGAAACGCGCCGCGACCAGGAAAGCGAGGGACGGGTGAGGGTCTACCTGCTTACGGACGATGACTTTGAGCGACTGTTCTTGATGGTCGACCGAGACCCGACGCACGGTTCTCAAGGCGGCAGCTCCGATGTGTTGTCCGACGCAGAGCAACGGGCGCACGACAAGGCGCACCGGTTCCTCAACTACCAGGTGCGGACGTGGGCCGATAAGATGAAGGCCCCGAAGAGCGGACCGTTTTGAGCCCCCAAACCAGGGGCGGAAGGAAGTAGGGAGATGCCCGAGAAAACGAAGTCGTGGGCCGAGCGTATCAGAGAAGGAACCCCGGCGCCGAAACCTCCCGAGTCGCACCTCGCAGTTGCGAACTGGTTCCGCGTCGTCGCCGCGCTGGGCGAAATCCTGCGCGAGAGCCTCGGCGTAAAGCTCACGGCCGAGAACTGCGAGGAAGTGGCGCGCATCCTCGAATCTGGAATCGGGATGCATTCGTGTAGCCCGCGGGAGCACGAGCTGTGATCCTCTCCCCCGCAACCATCGCCACCATTCGGAGGCTGGAGGCTGAGGCTACCTCAGGACGCTGGGCATCAAAGCTCTACCACGTGCGCGTTGTCGGGCCTGACGGTGAGCCGGCTAGCGGCATGCGCGTAGGCATGTGGCCGCACGTCGCGAGCGCTGCACGGGAGGAGGACAGCGAGCTGATAGCCGAACTCCGCAACGCCGCCGTCGCGCTCTGCGATGCGGCGGAGGAGGCGGGGAGGATGCGGGGGCTACTTGTCCAGCTTCGCGCCTGGGACATGCTCTCACCCGGGGCCACGAGCGACGGAGAATACTGGCGTGGACGAATCGACGCAGTCCTCGCCACGCCAGCGGGGGAGACATGAACCCCGCCGCCATCGACCGGTTGTGTGAGCGGCTACTGAAACTCACCGGCTACGGGTCTCACGCGGCGCGACTAGTCGCCGAGGTGAAGGCCGCGCTGGCGGGGGAGATGGACCGTTCCGAAGCGCTCCGGTTGCTGCACCTGACCGGCGACTCGTGCAATCTGTGCGGAGCGGAGTTCTATGCCGGAGAGCCAGAGGACCACGAGCCTGGATGCCTGGCCGCACCGGAGACGCCATGACCGAAGACGAAGCCGACGCGAACTTTCTCGCCGATGTTGTCGCGGACCGCGACGCCGCCCGCTCCGAGCTCGCCACACTGGCCACCATCCTGACCGACGAGGCCGTCCAGCACGACACGCATTGCGGCGGGCCGATGACGCTCGCGGAGAAGGCGCAGCGAGCGCTGGATGGGTGGCAGGACAGGAGCGATGCGGAGGACAGGGCGCGGGAGGAGCTCCGGAGGTGGCGGGAGGCCCTGCGCGCGCTGCTACCTGAGCTCACCGAGTGCCGCTCATGCCGGCGGCCGGCGACGAAACACACGTCGCCGTTCCATCGCGCTTGCGATGAGCACGCCAATGACGGGGGCCCCTGGGTAGACCTGCCGTGGGCTGAGCTGGTACGGGGGGCGGGTCTACAACGGCCAATGCAGCGCCGCCGCGAGGATGGCTAGCACCCCGAGACCGATGGCGATGAAACCGCCAGGGCGGAGCACCTGAGCGCCGAGAACGATGACGGCCGTGGAGAGGAGGACGGTGGTGACCATGGGGAGCCTTTCAGCGTGGCGTGGGTTTCGACGGGTCGAGCGTTGCGGCGAGGTGATGGACGCCAGTCGGCACGTCCCCGTAGTCGTCCGTGCGTATCACGTGCGCAGCGAAGCGCTCTTTCAGATCCGAGAGCTCCTGCTTTTTGATATCCAGCAGGTCTCCGAGCTTGGTGACCGTTTCCTCGGAGCGTTTCAACCGGTCCGCGGTGACCGCGTTCGTGGCTCGTAGCTCGTCAATGAGGTCTTCCTTGCCCTTGTTGCCGAATTTCCAAAACGCCGCGATGGCCTTGGCGATGATGCCCCCGGCGGCGACTCCGGTGGAGACGTAGAGAGCGATGCCCGTAGCGTCGGGGTCAGCCATCCGACTGGTGCCCATTCGCTCGCTCCGGATCTTCGAGTGGTAATCCCAAGTGAATCAGAATGCGATCCACCTTGCCCATGAGCCTCGACAGGGCGGTCACGACGCGATCCTCAGCATCGGGCGGCAGAGTATCCCTGAGCTCGCCGGGGACCGTTGGCGGCGGAGGAAATGGGGAATCAGGCTGCATCGGGTGTCTCCGGTGGGGCGGCATCGGGTAGCGTCTTCCCGGCCCGGGCATCGGCCAGCGTGAGCCCCGGGTGATACTCGAAGTGGGGCAGATCCGTGATGGTCTTGAAGTCCCCGCCCCAGTCGAGCCCGGTTGCCTTCCCTAGCTCCCCGATGCGGCGCCAAAGACGGATATCGTTCGGCCATGTCGGCTTGCCCTCGTGGAGCACGGCGACGTCGAACGCGAGGTGATATTCGTGCCAGGAGAATCCCGGGGGAGCGCGCGTCACGACGGGCCCGGGAGCTGTGCGCCCCTGCGCGTAGAGCTTCGCCTGCTGCTGCGGAGAGCGGTATCCCTGGGTCACGCATAGCTCAATGCCGGCGGCCTTGGCTGTCTCCAGGAGAACGCGGCATTTGCCCTGCACCTCGGGATGTAGCTGGGCAATGAGGGTCTCGGTGATGGTCACAGTTTGGGCTCCAGCGCCGCGGTGGCGGCGCGAAAAGACTGGCTCGCGCTCGTGGACATCGTCGGCGTAAGGGCATCGAGAAGCTCGTGGAGCTCCCGCTTCCGCCGCGCGCATTCGATGAGCGCCTCGCGGTGTAGCTTCTCCTCGGCGAGGATGAGCTTGACCGCCTTGCGGATGACGCCGGCCGTGTCAGTCACCTGCAGGCCTCGCGCTCTGCAAGCCAGCGCTCCGTAGCCGCATCCGCAACGGGGCAGTCTTCCGCGTTGCCGGCCTGGACGCATGCGAGCACAGCCGGGATAACCTGCGCCGTCATCTCGGCTCGCTGGAGTTCGACCTGCGCCGGGCTGCAATGACCGATGCCGAAGCGTGGAGCGGGAGCGCCTCCGCACCCCGTCAGCAGCACGAGCGCCCACGGCCAGACGCGCGGGAAGCGGAGGCGGACGCGCTCGTGGAGGGCGTCGCCGAGCATCGCAGCGAGGAGGAGTAGCGGGCGGCGGATCATGCGTCCACCATGGCTATGGAAACGACCGCCGCCGTCGATAGCTTCGTCACGAACGCCGCGAGCTGCCCTGCGTTCAGGACCGTCGTGTATGCCGGGTTCGCCACGCGGGATTGCGCAGCGTCCGAAACGTAGAGAGCCCCGTCGTCCTCCAGGTGCGAATAGTTGCATCCCGGTACCGCTTGCCCCGAATTGCAGCGCACGAACCAGTCGGGCGGAATGCCGACGTGCACCCCGCCGCCGCCGTGGCACCCGCTCACCGGAGGATCGAGCGCGAGTGCTATTGTAACGTCTGCCGCTACCGCCGCCGGAATGACCTTAGTCGCCATTTTACACCTGCACCGTTGAGCCGTAGAACGATGTCACCGCCGCACGCCACGCGGCGATCTGCGTAGCGTTCGGGATCGTATTGGTTACGACCTGGTGGACGAACTCGACATTACCGAAGTTGGAGGACGCAAGGCCGGCGAGTGTGCGGGATGCGCTGGCGTTATTGCCTAGGATCGTTCCCGCAGATGCCGCGTTCGAGCCTCGACGGATGTAGTCGTTTACAGAATTTGTAAACCCAGCCTCCGTACATTCCCACGTATTCACCACAACACTTTGCTGCGTGCCGCCGGTGGCATTGAATGCCCTGACCAGGGGCGTCACCGCGTTCATAAAAAGCAGGCCCGAATTGCCACTGGCGTCTGAAGTGATGACTCCGCTACTGGTCCAGGTGACCACCCGACAGACGAGGCCGTGCCACGAGGGCGTGGTTCCCGGGGCCGGGAGCGCGAGTGCGGCGGTCATCAGGTCGTTGACGCCATCCGACAGGAGCCCCGGTTTTCCGTTGATCCCGGTTGTGATCTTGAACTGCTTTGCCGGCGTGGCCTGCGACCAGTGGTTACCGTTGCCGGACTGATCGGCCCACGCTGCGAGGGTAGCGTTCCACGTGTTGTTCAGGACCGCGACTCCGGCAGCGATGCTCAGGGAGAGACCCGCAGCTGCACCAGTGAGAGCGGTTGGGCCCGCGGCACTCGTGCCGGTCTGGAACGGCGTGGTGCCTCCGTCCGAGTAGAGCGACCACGTCCACACCCCGAGA